AGCAATCGAGCAATTAAATCATTTAAATCTCCACTATCAAATCCAGTAGGACTGTAATCGCCAACATTAGTTGTAAATGGTGAGTCAACAACTACAGATTTAGGTGTAATAGGAGCTATAGAACCAGCCCCACCAAAAACATTAGGGGTTTTGTCTTCTTCTACATCTGCAACTGTTTTAACTAGTGGCAATCTTCTGATAAATGGATTGCTGTCGTTGTCATCTCCTCTATATATAGGAGCATTCGGGTCCATGCCAGAAACCAATCTACCATTTGCATCTCTTATACCAATAACACGACCACTATCGTTTCTGATTAATTGATTGTCTGGCAATCTTCGTGACACTGTTTCTGAATCACCTGCTTCATTCAAAACATTCTTTTGAGTGTTCGACATATAATCTTCCATAGTCTGTGTTCTTAAATCTGGTGCATTATATCCAAATAATGTTTCACCTAATCCCATAGGTCTGCCTAACGCTATTTCGTTAGCCATGTTCTCTCTGGACTTTCTCTCTATTGCGTCTAATATGCCACCTGCTGTGCCAGTAAAACCTTTGCCTTCAAAAAATGTAGGGTCTGAACCCCTTCCAGCCTTTGTTTGACCAATATCTTCTCCGTATAATCTTTCAATGTCTGCCATACGATCAGCGTCAAACTTTCTGCCTACGTTTTCTTCAAAATCTTCTGGTCTAGGAGACGAATCTACTTGTTGTCTTTGTTCGGCTGGTGTTAACGCACCTATACCTGGCACTACATTAGTAGACATGGCATCCATGTTATAATTAGCAGGATCAAATACGAAATCAGTGTCTCTAAAACCTGCTTGGTTTACTGGTCTAGTGTCAATATCAAATGGAGTAAACCCACGAGGACTATTAAGATCTAATGTGCTTGGTACATTAGGATTGTAACCTTCGTCAAGACTAGGATTGTATCCTTGATAAGCTAATGCTGGAACACTTGGATTGTAATTTGGATCTTCTTCAGGAGGATCGTATAAAGTAGGAACACTATCAGTGTAAATATCGTCATTGCCACTTTCAATTCCAGCTCTAATTTCATTTATACTTCTGTTGTTTCTTGCTATTCTATCTGCTGTGTTTTGCGGACTTACGTTCTGTGTTGTAAGAGCTTTGCCTGGAAAAGCATCGCCAGGATATTCTTCGTCAGCAGGACCTATCATGCTAAAATTACCTTTTGAAAAAGCTCTATCAGCTAAATCATTATCTACCATTTGTTGCATGGCTCGATTGCTTATACTTACACCAGGTTGATTTGTAAGTGTACTCATTGGATTACCAAACATGTCAAAAGCCTCTGGCTCTTTATTAAGAGCAAGGTCTTTGCTTAAATCAAGATTGTCTAAAATATTTGCTATTTGTTTGTCATCGTTCATAGGAACAGTTGTGGAAATCTTCTCTATTTGTCCAGCAGGATTGTTACGAATACCAGCTTCATACTTACCTTGAATGTCCATAATGTTATTCATGTCATTTATAGACAATATATCATTAGGACCTTTGCCAGTCGCTGTTGTAAACTCAGCCATTCTGTTTCCAGTACCACCTGGATTTTCAGATGATGGTGTAAATGTCTCAAAATAATCACCAGCCGTTAGGTTAGGATTGTTTCATATTTTTCTTTGAAAATCCCTACCTAAAGCTCTTTGGGCAAAAGGAACAGATTCAAATCTGGCAAATCTCTCACCTCTTAAATTAGGTACAACACCTGCTGTAAAACCGCCAGTGTTTTCTAATCCTACGTTAATACCTCTTCTGTCTACAACTGCTGGATCATCTGAAAATACATTTATACTATCTTGACCATCACCAAATTGACTCGCTTGATCTACAGCTTGATCCAAAGCATCTTGGAAGTTATCAGATTCTGAACGATCTTCTGTATCCCCCACACTAAAATCACCCGCAGATGAAAAATCACCAAAATCATCAACTTGACCGCCATCAAAGAAACTCTGAACAGGTGTACCCATAAGACCAACACCCATATTCATAGGTGGTTGCATAGGCTGTTGCATTTGTGGCTGATTCATACCCATCATGCCCATTCCCATAGAAGGTGGCTGATTGAATATGTCAATGTTGCCCATTGGATTGGACATCGGTGCAGTTGGTGCTGACCCCAACGGAGGAATCGGGGTCATAGCTGTTGTCGATGGTATGGACTTAAAGAAATAGTTAAAACCACCCCTGCTTTCCGCAGTTGTCGTAAAACTTACCTGTGGAGGCTGTGGTGGTACAGGTGGTGTACCCATATTTCCGCCTAAAGGTCCATTAACCATGAAATATCTCCGCATAAAACTGTTTTATGTGAAGATACTATACGATTAATTTATTTTTGACAATAGAAAGCCCATTTCTTTGTGGCTTTGCGTTAAAATCTTGGAAACTATCTCAGAATTTGTGGATATGTCGTCTTTCATCTTCTTCATAAGAGCCTCAATCCTGTCAACATCCCATTTCGTCAACGGTTCTTCGTGCTGTTTGATGTCATCGTGCAATTCATCCATCTTATCCATGTTCTTACACAAATATTTCGCTGATAAAACCACAGATATAGGAACTTGCTTCGTTCCATGCTCATAATGATTCCACATTCTGTGACTCAATCCTAATTTCTTCGCCATAGCAACCTGACTTACGCCCATCTGGTTGCGGTAATTCAACATTTCTTTGTTCTTTACCTTCGCATAGCTCTCTTCGTTACGTTTCATTGGCTCGTCTCCTTCAATATTTTATATTTTAATAAATCTTCCGTAAAATCAGCAACACTTCCAAACCTTACTGGCTTGTAAACCTTGTCGCAGACGTTGGAAGCACATGTTGATAGCAAATCGTCTAGGTTATCTTTGTCATATCCCATTACTTTACGGAAAACGTCAATGACATCCTTCGGATCATCGGATTCAAAATCTCTAAACCCTGCGTATTCTAGTACATATCTAGGCATAATGCCCTCCTTTGACACAAGATGTAGCAATGAATACTAAAAAGTGCAAGATTTTTTTTATAAAATTTTTTTTGGAGGTCGTATTTGAAATTGATGGGGGTTGTTTGAGGGGAACACGGTTTAGAAGATTTTTGCCAAAATTTATATAAATTTGGTGGTATGGTGGGGCTATAGCCCCCGTTTTTATTCAGTAAAATCAATAACTTAGAACAATTGTATAACATTGGATATTAACTAACAATTGTTCGATGTTGACAATAAATTTTAGACAAAAAAATAGACCGTATAAAATTAATTATACGGTCTAGAATTTAACCTTAATTTCTAAAAGGTTTCAAATTTGATTTATATTGGTTATCTAATCCACTTATTAAATCAGTACGTCCATTGTTGGCGAATACAGCACCGTCAGAGCCATTGTTTATTTGCAATGGTATTTCATAGCCATTTAAATCATAACGTCCTTGTGAGGTTCTGTAAGCATGATTGTAATGTTGCTGATTATGAGTAATTAGAATGTCACGTCCAAATTGGTTAACCAATGTTGGTCTAATTTGCTCACTTATCATAGACCGCACTCTCTGTGCGGTTTGAATACCACTAGCGTCCATGATCTCTTGTGTTGTTGCACCGCCAACACGTCTCATTAATGAGTAAGCAATTGACTGCCTAGTCCTTGAAGACCTACCAATATAAGACGGTGTATTTTGAACGGCTTGTATTTGGTTATGTCTATTCAAAATACTATGTTTTTGCATGTTAGCTAAAAACATCATGTAAGACCAAATCTTGTCAATTTCCAATGTACCGCCATGAGACCTAAACTCGATAGTTTCTTTATTGTCCCAATGATTAGCATTGATAGCAGAAAATTTACCACCGCAACCACCGCAAGAAATAACACGTTTTAGTTTATGCCATGTTGGTTCAGTATTTTTGATTGTATTATGAGCCATAGGCATTTTACAAAAATAACCGTTTTGTTGACCTGCACGTCTCATAGCTTGATTAGCATAACCGCCATCATCAATTCTAGACGGTGCAAGAAATGAGTTAAACTGATCTTTATTTTTGCTTACTCTATATCCAATGTCTTTTAGAATTTCCAATGGTATAGCATCACCAAAATAATCAGTACCATTGCGACTAGGTAGAGCAGAACCATTTCTTGCGGTGTATTCAATTGATTTATCGTGGAAATCATTTGGATCGATTGTTATTGGACGTCTAGATAAATGAACGTGTACTGAACAAGTCCAATTAACGGTAGCTCCATGATCGTTCAATTGTTCGAGTACTGATTTTAAATAATTATATGATTTTTGTGAATTAGATAAAATTGGTAATCGTGCTTCACCGTCAACACGTGAACCATCATAAACATATTCTAAACCTTTTATACTATTTGAACCTAGTGAATTATTATAACGGTTCATCTCAGTATATGATCTTGTATTGAATTCAGGTTCTACACCAAATGCAAAGTTTTGATTATCGAAAAAGTTTTTATTAGTATTTGTTATATTAAAAGTCATTGTCTTTTTTCCTTTGTTTATATTGTTTAAGTTTTGGTTTTTAGACGAAATTGTTCGCCTACACCTTATTTGGGAAGTAATGTAATGATTACAACCACCAACCAAAAATAAATAAAAATTAATTTGCTAAGTGCTTGTTTTTATTAAGTTTTTTTTTGCATTTTTTTTTGCCTTACCTCTTGACAAAACTAGTTAACAAGTTAATTAAATTTTCATTAGGAGGATATAGGGGGGAGGATCTAGAAAATGATTTAGGCGAAGGGCGAAATCCCCGATCCCCGATCAGCGTCCTGCCCGATCCGAACAATTGTTCTCCCGACTCCGAAGAAAAAGCCCAGATCCTGCTGGGCTTTCACAGGTTGGGAAGCGAACAATTTACCTCCATGACCTTCCTCCTCTCCTAGTTTGAATGACTCTGCCACTATCTTTCTCGTAATCGAATGCTTCAAGCACTGCGTCTATGAGTTGTTCGGTGTCTAACTGGAAGTCAGCGTAACCTTCTTTAATAGCGTCAAAGTATCTTTTGTTCGGAACGGCTTTGCCTCCATAATTCATTATGTAAACAAGTCCTTGTGTCATACCCATATAAGAAAGATCAATGTATTCTTTCCTATAAAGATGTGGAAACCCCTCGTACACATCAAGGTTCTTCTCATCTTGTTCGGATATTTTCCACAATCCTACTGGAACAGTGTCACCCTCAGACGGAACGATACTCGCCACGTTGTTGAATACTAGTTTGTAATCCAGTAAGTTTGTGCTACCCACTGGCACTGCATCAGGTGATCTTGTTGCCATGTTCTTCTTGTTAAGGTTTGCACCATAAGCTATGTATATTGCCATTTGTATCTCCTTTGGCTGATTAATAACCTTAATATATAGTAATGATTGCTACCTGTCAACAACTAAATTAAATAAATATTTATATCATATGACATACCTGCTCCAGCGAATCATACCGAACAATTGTTCAGATTCAGGATAAAAAAAAGCCCAGCAACCACGCTGGACTTTTTTCGGAGAAAACTATTTCATAGTTGTAGCTTTTGAATGAAAGTAATCAACATCAGAACCTGTGTTCCCATAAGGCTCAATGTAACGGGGTTGTTCTTCTGCTTTCCACCAAACTCTCTGAAATTTCTTCAGCCAGTTTAGTTCATAAAGAATCTTTTCGCTGGGGTTCTCAAGACCCACTCTCTCGAATATTTCTTCATCAGCAGAACCAAGAGCTAAGTTGTTCTTAGCTCCCCAGTTAAAATATATTTCTACCAGCTTATCTATCTTATTCATTTGTTTCTCCTGTTATTTCCTCTACTTCTGATTTTTTAAAAGCTAATGTATTATCTTCTGTTTCAGCGTCTTCATCTTCTATGACCACTTCGTTAGAATGTATCCAAACTATTTTGCCATATATTTCTTGATCTATTACTTTTATTCTATCGCCTATTTCCATTTTATTCTCCATTGGCTTGTTTAACTTAATACTAATATAAGTAATGATTACACATATGTCAACCCCTAAATAAACTTTTTTTATTTTTATTTTTATCACAGCAGATTCCAGCTACAGCAGGACAGGAGCGAACAATTGTTCAGATTCACAGGAAAAAAAGAGCTGGATTTTTTGTCCAGCTCTAAAAATTTTTGTCCAGCCTCAAGAATTATGGATTGGCTGGATTAGAATCGTAGTCTATTACGAAACTTAATGCCTCTTGGTAATAATCATCTACCCACTCCATCATCTCTTTACGAGTGCCATTACCATTTGAATAAATCTCTTTACCATTTGAGAGTTTAACTACCCAAACTGGATAAGTGTTAAGGTAACTAACCTTGTTCTCAATAATGAAGCCTCTGTAGTGCCATTCTATGTTCAATGACCCTTCCTTCTTTTCTAATTTAAACTTTGACATTTTGTTTCTCCTTTGTTTGTTTCATTATATATAGCAATCATTACTACCCTTGTCAACAATAAAATAAACTTTTTTTTATTTTTTTTGTCCAGCTCCAAAAACTGGTTAAATCGAACAATTGTTCGTTTACAGGTTTGACAGCAGGATATTGACAGCAGGGGGGAGGGGAGGACAATTGTTCGAGCTGGACGCAAAAAAAACGGAAGCCGAAGCTCCCGTTTCCCGATCCGATCCCGAACAGTTTATTCTCCGAAGCGAATCGCTTCCTGCTTCAAAGTGTTCGGAATCTTAACAAATTTTACTGGAACGAATGGATATTCTTTTGTTTCTTCCAGTAATCCTTCTTTGACCAGTTCTCTAACTGCTTCGTATTTGTACTGGTCGCCATACCCATACTGGAAAGGTAACTTTGTTTTGCTACCATCTTCTGTGCTTTCGATCTGTGCAGAGAAGTAACTGTTTCCGTTAACTTTGTCTCTCCACTCTTTGGCTATTACTATATATTTATACATTTTATTTACTCCATAAATAAGGTTTTAATTGCTCTCTTACTTCGTAAGGTAGACTTTCATAATTCTTTATAAGAATTTGCTCTAATTCAGCTATATGATTATTCATATCGTCTAAAACTTTTTGTTTTACAAGAAATTGTTGCATTTGTTTCTCCATTGGTTTTGTTTAATTAATACTAATATAGTGTAATGATTGCAACATGTCAACCCTTAAATAAAACTTTTTTTATTTTTTTTATTACCTGCTCCAGCCTGTGCAGGTCGAACAATTGTTCACCTGTGCGTGACCTGCGGGGGAGTTCTACAGGTCGAACAATTGTTCACCCTGCTGGTAAAAAAATCGGGGAAGCGAATCCCCGATCTCTCCGAACAATTAGGCTTCTACTAAATTGTTCGTTGATTTGCCTGTGTCGTGTAATCTGTGTTGCCAATCAATAACTTCATCATTGACCAACGTCACGGCTCTCTCATCATAACCGCCTACGTTCCACATACTTATCTCGCTGACTCTCTTTCCTTCTGCTCCTAAGTAATTAAGTCCGTTCTTATAATTATATATGGTCGCCTTTGTGCCATCTTCAAAAGTTATTCTCCACTCAGCATCTACTTTGTTGCTCATGTGTGTTGTACCATCTGAATCATATCTGATTGGCTCTCCAAAAACTTCTACTAGCTCCTGATAAGTTGCTCCAACATTACCCTGAAGATGTGTTCCGTTTGATTCCATTGCTTTAGTAAATTTCATTGGCTTAGTTCCTTTTGTTTGTTTAAGTTAATATTGTTGTAGCAATCATTACAACATCTGTCAAACAAATTATACAAAAAAAAGCAAATTAATTTAATTAAATTGCTAAGTCATTGATTTTATTCAATAATTAAATTAATTTTTTTATTCTCTTGTAATAGTTGGTAACAGTTGCTATATAATATAGTATCAAGCATTTAAATAATCCTTTGTTTAATTGTAAAAGTAAAAAGAGCGGGTTTTGGTTTTCCTGCTCTTTTTTTTTACGCTGTCGTCCTGCTGGTGACTCCGAACAATTGTTCATTTTAGGGTGCTAGTCAGGTCACGGCGCTGTCGCCAGCTCACCTGCCCAGCGTGGAACAATTGTTCACGCAGGAGGCTGGACAGCAGGGGGTGGACCTCCCGATCCTGAAGCTCCCCGAACAATTGTACGGTATCCCGATCCCGATAAGCCCGATCCCGATCCGATTCACAGGGGAGTTACCTGCCTGAAACCGAACAATTCCCCGATTAAGCCCCGATCCAGCCCGATAAGCTCCCGATCCGAACAACTCTTCGGTCTCCGTTCACACACCCTGTCTAAGTAAATATGCTAGTTTATGGGTTTCACGCTACTTTGCTCTATCAAGTCTGGGTCTTTATGGGTGGTTGTGGCTACTTTCATGCGTTTCTGGGCTATGTCTTGGAATTCCTGTAGTTTTGCCAGTATTTCTTCTCTTGTCATACTGTCAGTCCTCTCATGTAGCACATGAGCTTTATTTACAAGCAGTCCAGTAGCCTTTAATCGCAACTCTTCAGCCCGAATAGCCTCACCAAACTTCCCGCTCTCCCACGCTTCGTTACGCATCTTCAGTAAATCCCGAACAGATTTATCAATTGTTACCCCGAAGCGACTACGGGCTTCTTCACGCATTTCCTGATAGCGTTCCTGAACAACTGGGTTACGCAACAACCTTACGGCATCAACGCCAGGATTTGCATATCCCGCTGATCGTGCCGATTGCGTCTGCGTCATATCCTTATGCATAAAGTTATTCAGAAAGTCTTGCTGTTTATCAGTGAGTCGTTTCCACCCAGCGAGTCGTTGTTCCTTCGTTAAGTTCTCAGCTACTTTTGGCATCTTGTTTTGTCTCCATTCTACGTTAGTTTAATAGGGTAAGAGGGGCGGGTTACTTACCGCCCTCTTATACCCCCTTTAGGGGGTAAGTTCGGTAAGTAAAAAAGTAGGAGTAAAATCAATGACTTACGACCTAAAATTAACTTACCGTAGTAAGAAGTAACCTCCGTAAGTTACTTCAAAAAACCGAACAATTTCAATGACTTACAACTTACCGACCAAATCTACTTCCCGTGTATGTTGGTAAGTGGTAAGTAAATCACTCATAAAGCACCACAATTTTGGGGTCATCAGTAGGCTTATAGAACGTACCATTGAGGGTACAAACATAGCCCAGATGTTCCATCATTTCGGTGTAATTCCTGTAGCATTCTGGACAGGAATCGACATCATATTCACAGTTCAGCACATGACTGATTGGAGCTTGCCATTGTTGAGCTATTCCCTTCTCAACGGCACACCCAAGACAAATTGTTCGGTTATTTATAACCATCTCCATGCCAGCGATAATTTTTTCTTTGCATTGCGAACAATTCTTCTGTTTTTTCTTAGCCATTAGCTCACCTCCACATTTGCGAAAAGCGGTGAATCGCCTTCCAGTCTATTCTTAGCTATTTCAATATACGACTCGTTTAGCTCAATAACGGTAGCATCTCTATTGTTCCTGTCAGCGACCAGTGCAGTTGTTCCCGATCCGCCAAAAGGGTCTAATACCCGATCTTGTTCGGTTTTACTGGTATCGCAGTCACATTGCTTAACAAATCCTTTATCTTCTTTTGTCAGCGACAACATATTCTTGCTATTCATACGAGTAGGCTTATCCCGTTTGGGTATAACGCCAACCATATGATCCCGAACAGTTCTATCTGGAACGTCAGTTGTGACCATTTCACGCCTGTACGCCTTCCCGCAACCCGAACAAATCTTCTCGCTAGATCCAGCCAGTATCGCTGGTTCGATCAAATCTGTAGGAAACACGGCAAAATGAGCGTCTTTGTAGGGCTTTGTGTTAAC